CGTGGTATCGACCGTTACATGTCTTCTGACTTCGGTGGCGCAGGTGTCATCAAAGGTCAGATCGGTACTCTATACGGTATCCCAGTAGTTGTTTCTACTAACTGTCCTGAACTAGAATCTGGCGTTAACAAGCTAGGTCTTCTAATGCACAAAGATGCAATCGTCTTCGCTGAACAGCAGGGCGTTCGTTCACAGACTCAGTACAAGCAAGAATACCTATCAACTCTGTTCACGTCTGATACTATCTACGGTATCGACACTATCCGTGCAGAGAACGGTATCGGTCTAGTACTACCAGCATAAGCTGACTTGGCGAGGTAGCTTCTTCGGAGGCTATCTCGCTTCCTTTCCAATGGGCTTTGTCCCTAGAGTCCATCGCAAAGAATCTTATAGGAGATTGTATACATGGCAATCTATCGTGGTTTAGGGGGTTCCGGCACTACATCGGATACCGCAGCCTTAGATGAAATAACTATTAATGCCCAAGAAGCTGCACAGTCTGCCACTGATGCAGCTTCTTCTGCTTCTGCTGCTAGTACCTCAGAAACTAATGCAGCTTCTTCAGCCTCATCTGCTAGTACGTCTGCTACTAATGCAGCTACATCAGAAACTAATTCAGCCAATAGCGCAACAGCAGCAGCTAACTCCGCTACAGCCTCATCTAACTCAGCAACTGCATCAGAAACATCTTATCAAAATACACTTGCTATTTATGGTGATACGCAGGATGTAGCTAATGCTGTGGCTGCAGCATTAGCTGCTCAAACTGGAGCAGAGACAGCAGAAACTAATGCAAGTAATAGTGCTATTGCAGCAAATGCTAGTGCTAACGACGCAGCTACATCAGAAGCTAAAGCTCAAGAATGGGCATCAAGCACTGACTTTGTGGCAGATGGAGAGTTCTCTTACTGGTCTGCTAAAACAGCAGCAAATGCAGCAAAGACATTTGCATCGCATCCAGAAGACAGTCAGTACAGCGTACAGACAGGCCCATTAGTAGGTATATCTGGTTATTCTGCATTGCACTACGCAGCTAAAGCAGATGATTCGGCTACAGCAGCCTCTACGTCAGCCTCAGCAGCATCAACAAGTGAAAGCAATGCTGCGTCCTCGGCTACAGCCTCTGCTAACTCAGCAACTGCTTCGGCAGCCTCTGCAACATCAGCAGCAAACAGCGCAGCAGCTGCAGCAGCATCTCTTGATAACTTTGATGATCGTTACTTAGGTGCTAAAGCCTCTGACCCTAGCGTAGATAATGATGGCAACCCCTTAGTAACAGGTGCTCTATACTTTAACACTACTGATACTGTCATGAAGATATGGGACGGTAGTAGTTGGATTGCTGCTGCGTCTGCTCAGGTTGCTGCGTTCAATAAATACTTCTATACTGCTACAGCAGGACAGACAGTGTTTACTGGTGCTGATGATAATACTAACGTACTAGCGTTAACTGTAGGAACAGAGATTGTAATCCTTAATGGTGTTGTACTGGAGAGTGGAGCAGATTATACATCTACCTCTACTGCCGTTACATTAACGTCAGGTGCAACAGTAGGTGATGAACTTAACATCCTTGCCTTTGGTAGTTTTCAAGTAGCTGATACAGTTAGTGCAAGTGCTGGTGGTACATTCCAAAGTAACATTAGTGTGTCAGGCAACGTAGACGCTACAACATTCACTCAGGGTGGTCAGCCTTTAGAAGCTGGTGCTAAAGAAGGCATCTTCTGGGAAAACTCACAGACCATCTCTTCAAACTACACAATCACTTCAGGAAAGAATGCAGGTACATTCGGCCCAGTAACTATTGCTGATGGCGTGACCGTAACTATTCCTGATGGTTCAACTTGGACGGTGGTATAACATGGCAAATATTGCATTAAATAAACCATCTGGGGGACAGTTAATCCTGTCTCCTGAAGATGGCACAAGCACAGAGACGGTGACTATTCCGTCCAGTGGCAACATGGGTAAGGTACTTCAAGTACAGACCGCACAGTATAACGGTATTATTTCCGCTAGTGGAGACTGGGATATTATTAGTCTTAATATTACACCCGTAAAATCTACTTCATTGTTCTTAATAACATTTTGTTCCTCTATGGGTATATCTACAGATAGTGGAGATTGGGGTCTTCGTGTCCGTTCTAATGGTGCTAATATCCCTTCGCTAATGGGTACTGCGTGGGGTTCTTCTGGACAAATGACATTTAACCCTTCTGGGACAGACAACGGGGGTTTTGAGGGCAACAACTCTAGCGTAAATGGAACATTCACTGTCCCGTGGTTACATGGGCAGTCTTCACAGCAGTTGATAGCAGTACGGAAAGTTCAGTCTAGTGGAGATACTACAGTTACAGTAGGACGCACATCATGGACAGGAAGCACTACTGAACAGCTAGTAACCCCTACATTCTTAACGGTAATGGAGGTGGAACAATAATGGCTAGTATACTCAACCGCCTTGAAGCTATCTCTAAAGGCTTAAACCGTTACTTCACTGGTGTTGCTTGTAAGCGTGGCCATGTTGCTGAACGTCAGACATACGACCATAAGTGCGTAGAGTGTCGTAAGCAGGATGTAAAGAAATACCAACGTAGTAACCCAGAGAAGATTAAAACTCTTATGGATGACTACTACGCTGAAAACAAACATAAATGGGTAGGCTACGTAGCTAAACGTAATGCTGTTAAACTTAACGCTACACCTAAATGGTTATCTGAAGATGACCTAGATGTTATTAACTGGGTGTATGAGATGCGTGACGAGCGTAGCAAAGCAACTGGTATAGAACATCATGTAGACCACATTGTACCGCTTCAGGGTGATACTGTGTGTGGCTTACACGTATGGTGGAATCTACAGCTACTACCTGCTTATTTAAACCTTAGCAAGAAGAATAAACTGGAGGTAAACTATGGCTTCAATTCTTAAGGTTGATACCCTCCAGAAACCTGATGGTTCTACGCCTACTGCGGCAGACTTGGGGATTGATGTAGCTGGTAGTGTTGTTCAGGTACAACACACTACATATAGTATAGCCATGTCTTATGCTGACACTAACTGGAATACATCTAACCTTAGCATTACTCTGACGCCAAAACTTAATAATAGTAAGTTTCTATTAGTATGGACACAGCAAGCATACCTAGATTCTTATGGAACATGGACTGGTTACAGGTCTAGGGTAATGCGTAACGGTTCTGCTGTATGGACTGACGCAACAGGAATGGCTAATGCTATGTACACTGCTAACGTGATGGTTAAAGAAACAGAGCAGTACATGGATACTCCTAGCACCACTGCTCCCATTACTTATGAAATTCAGTATCAGGGTCTTACAGCAAATGCAAACCAGTTTAACTATGGAAATACTACTTCAATGTTAACCGTTTACGAAATCGCTCAATAAGGAATATCACAAATGATTACACAAGCACTCACAGAACTTGGCATCAGTGAATGGGTACTACGTGGTACTCCAACAACTGAAGCAGAGTTTCTTACAATGTTCTCCAAAGTTATTGGAGCAGACTCTAACGGCACTGCTATTGAGTCAACTGACCCTGCTGATTGGGGTTTCAATGTCGCTGACGTATTTGCTAAAGCGGCTGAACTAGAAGCGGCAGAACCTCTACGTCTACTACGTGCAGAACGTGACCGTCTTATCGCTGAGACTGATTGGTGGGCATCGTCTGACTTGACTATGACTCAGGAGCAGACAGCTTACCGTCAGGCTCTACGTGACATCACTAACAGCTACACAAGTCTTGATGATGTTGTGTGGCCTGTGAAGCCATAGGAGGTTTCTTATGGCTTTATCATTAAGCGGTGACGGTACTATTACAGGCCGTACACCTGAGTCTGGTGAAGTATTACAGATTGTAAATGTACTAGACACTGGTGAGTACGTTCAGTCTGGCGTTACTTATGTACCTGTTCAGATTGCCAACCTAACAAAAACTTTTACGACTAAAGGTGCAAACTCTAAATTTAAAATTGATGTTAGATGGATGGGAGAGATTGAAAGCGGTGAGTTCTATAACTCAGTTTTTAACCTAGAAGTTAATGGTACTATTATTAACAGAAAAGGCACTGAGATGTGGGAAGGTTTAATGTGTGCTGGGTCTACCTACACATACACAGACACCGCCTCTACTCCAGATATGACCTCTTTCAGCACTTTGTATGAAAGCAGTATTCCAGCAGGAACATCTGTAACAGTTAAGCTCTTGATTAACTTTACTGACACTAACTACAACAAAACAGTGTGGACTGGACGGTGTGCTGGCGGAGCTAGTGCTGGCAAAGAGAGTGCGTCTTCTGAGATTATTATTACGGAGGTAGCGGCATGAGCAAGGCACGAGACTTAGCAGACTTTCAAGGGTCTGCCTCTGCATTGACTACAGGGACTCTACCAGTTGATAGAGTTCCTTATGTTGGTCGTAGGAATCTGATTATGAATGGTGACTTCCGTATTTGGCAACGAGGCGACCAAGACCGGATTACGGATGTAACAGACCTAGCAACTTACCCGATATATCAGGTTGTTCCTGACCGTTTTCGTTTAGGTAATATTTCTATAGGTAACTCTACTGTTGGTAGAAGTACATCTTCTAAAGAAGTTGTTGATGGGGCAAATTGGGCTCGTGTGGATATTAATACAGGTTACAACGGAACTACAGCAATATTCCGTACTCTAGTAACTATGGTAGAATATAGAGACGGTCTAATGCTACCAAACTCTACAGTTACACTTAGCTTTAACTTTAGAGCTAAGACTAACGGCCAGTACTCTGTGGCGTTTGGGTATCCCCATGATGATACATTTACTATCTACTCATGGGACTATGTTGGGGCTGGAAGCTCACAAAAAGTTGAGATAACAACAACAATACCTTCAGATTTTCTGACGCAAGAGTCTGGTGGAGATACTGGTGAGACTGCTGATAAGTCTATTGAGCTTTACTTCTGTTATGGGTCAGGCTCTGAAGCAGCAACAATATCTGATGACACAAACCTAAATGGCGTATATAACGTACCGGGTACGGCTACTCTAACTAGAGCTTCCGACTACAAGTTTTGGGAAATATCTGGAGAGTGGGTAGCCTTCAACAATGTACAGCTAGAACTAGGCTCTGTAGCAACTCCATTTGAACACCGTAGCTATGGTGAAGAGTTGGCGCTATGTCAGCGTTACTTTGAGACTATGGGGCATTGGAGTGGTCAATCTTCATATGCAGATATATGGAGTATGCCGCTTAATAACTTTACTAACTGTTGGGCCCCTCACCAATACAAGGTTAGAAAGAGAGTCCGTCCTACTATTACTCTTGTAGATGGGTCATGGTCAAATGCAACTCCGACTTACAATCCAACAATAGATGCTGTACTGTTCCAATCAAACAACTTCTTTTATATATCTGACATATATAATGGGGAACACGCAATAGAGGTGGATGCAGAACTATGATTGATACTATGAATATTACAAATGCAAAATATGTTGTAGGTATTAATATGGACGGCACTTCTAGTGGAGAAATCATAGGAGTAGAAGCTACTATTGATGGCAACCCTGCTACAGTACCACTAGACCCGGCTAACCGTCACTATGCTGAGATTATGCGACAGGTTGAAGCTGGTGAGCTAACGATTGCTGAGGCTTCTGCGGAGGGTTAACACCAATGGATGAGTCACGTTTCGACAGACTTGAACAAAAGATTGATAAGCTAACTGATGCTGTCACTAAGATTGTTCGGGTAGAAGAACAGCTCATCTCCAACAACAAACGTGTAGACCGCCTAGAAATACGTATGGATGGTCTGGAAGAAGACGTACATAAACCTTACGAACGTATCTTCTGGATTGTTGTTACGGCTGGGGTTGGTCTACTCGCTTGGTTTGTGAGGTAGGGCTGTGGAACAGAAAATACTACAGGGTGTTATAGGACTACTCTTTGCTCTAGTAGCATGGAACTTCAAGACACTTAACGACATACAGCTCCAAATGGAAACTGTCATGTACAAGTATGCCAACCAAGCAGACATTGCAGAAATGCGACTGTCTATTAAAGAACTTGAATGGCGACTAGCTGCTGATGCGAGTACAAAATGAAAGTAGTAGTATTAATATGTACAGTGCTTTTATTGCAAGGATGTAGTGCTCTTGACTTGCTACCTTTTGGTGGTGGTACAGATGTCAACGCTAACGCTCAGGTAGGTGCAGAGAATACACAGCAGATAGTTGCCAATCAGTCAACAGAATCTATCAATGCTCAGTCTGTGGTTCAGAATACAATACAAGACATACCACCTTGGGTCATGATACTATTAATACTAGGGTGGTTGTTACCATCACCACAAGAAATATTTAAGGGTCTGCTCTACTTCATTGACAGACTGCTTGGGAGGACACAGTAATGGCTGATTTGCCACAATACACAGGCGTTACATATGATAATGCCTTTTCACGTAACCCTGAAGAGTCAATGTATGATTACATGATGCGTCTTGCTAGTCAGCGTGCTTCAGGTGTTCTAGGCGGTGGCGGTATGCTTGACACACCTGCTGCTGAAGAGGTTACATCTGCTCCTCTAGGTGAAGTTCAACAGAACTGTCCTCCGGGCTATGAGTTACGTAACGGTGCATGTGTTCGTGTGAGCAGTGGCGGTAACTATGAAGATATGCCTGAAACTAAACCAGTAGTAAGAACTGCCGGTAATAATTTTGGGTTAGCTAGTGATACTGCTAAAACTATTGCAGCAATGCTTCCCGGACCTTTAGGGTTACTTGCAGGAGCAGGTATTGCATACAATGATAGTCAAGCTATTAAAGCTGCACAGGAAGCTGCAGGTATTCCTGAAGATCAACGCTCTGGTACATGGTTTAAGGGAACAGAAGACTCTATTGGTACAAGAAACTTAAATGACAGAGAGTATCACATATCTATAGGCGGGATGGCGACAGACCCTACTAACAATATTATTGAAAATATGTTTGGTATGGGCAATTACATTACTACGCTTACTCCTGCTGAAGCCATGAGACGTGCACAGCCTCGCACATATAACTATTTAAATCCAGAAGTAAATGCTGTACCTATGGGACTACCTCAACTACCTACTTCTCCTGAAGCTCAGCTACAGCGGACAATGGGCATGATGGACACACTTAATCAGCTTAACTCAGGTAGTATTTCAGGCGGCGATTCAGGTTACTACTCAGATAGCACAGGCAGTTACACAGGTGGTTCTGATTACGGTGGCTGGACTGGCGTGACAGCAGATGGTTCAGGTAACGACTGGGATAGTTTTGGCGGTGATGACACCTATTAAATAATGCTTGACTTTTTAGTAAAAGTATGCTACCCTCATCTATATAGTAGGAAACAACATGACATACCTTCAAATGGTAAACAACATACTGAAGCGACTTAGAGAACGTCAGGTTTCTTCAGTAAATGAAAACTCTTATTCTTCATTAATTGGTATCCTGATTAATGATGCTAAACGAGAAGTAGAAGATAGTTGGGATTGGAGTGCATTACGTACAACAATTACCGCTACAACTACTCCCTCTGTATTCTCTTATGTCCTGACTGGTTCGCAGAACAACATCAAGGTGTTAGAAGTTCTTAATGACACAGAGGATAATTACTTACAGTATAAAGAAGCAAAGTGGATGACTAAACAATTTCTATTGACTAGTCCTGAAACTGGCTCCCCTATGTTTTATTCTTTTAATGGTGTGGATAATGACGGTGACACAATCGTTGATGTCTACCCTATTCCTGATGCTGTCGAGACATTACGCTTTAATGTCATTCAACGTGAGCAAGAGATGGATGCAGATGCTGATGTATGTAACGTACCTACTCAGCCTGTATTGATGCTCGCATATGCTAAGGCTATTGAAGAGCGTGGTGAAGATGGTGGTGTTGCAGCATCCTCTGCATACATGACGGCAACACGTTCTTTGAATGATGCGATTAGTCTTGATGCAATCAAACACCCTGAAGAACTAATCTGGCAGGAAGTATAATGGCTAAACCACTACAGTCAGCAAGTATTGCAGCTCCGGGATTCTTCGGACTCAACACTCAGGAGAGTTCTATTACTCTCGCTGCTGGTTTTGCGCTGCAAGCAGACAACTGTGTCATAGATAAGTATGGTCGTCTTGGTGCACGTAAAGGTTGGCAGCTATTAACACAAGGGCACACAGGTGTAAACCTACTAGGTGCTCATGAGTTTATTGACATCAATGGTACACGTTACTTTGGTGCATGGTCTGATACAGGCTTCTACATTGTAGACGGCTCTACTCTAACTTCTGTCACGTACAGCGGTGATAATACAATTAGTGGTACTAACTGGCAAGCAGCTACGCTGAACGATGCAGCATTCTTGTTTGATCGTAACTACAAGCCTATTTACTTCCAGCCTACTACTGGTACGTTAGAGGATTTAGAGGATGCCGGACATGGTGTTCCTCCTAGTGCTAATACTGTTCTATCAGCATACGGTAGATTGTGGGCAGCAGATACTGAGACGAATAAAACAACGGTGTACTGGTCTGACCTACTAGACGGTACGAACTGGAACTCAGGCACGTCAGGTAGCATTGACCTATCATCTGTACTTGTTAATGGTAACGATGAGATTGTAGCACTGGGTGCACATGCAGGTCGTCTCATAATCTTCTGTAAGGACAACGTAGTTATTTACGGTTCAGGATCATCTACACTAGACCCTTCCACTATGGAACTAGTAGAGGTTATTAATGGTGTAGGTTGTATTTCACGTGACAGTGTACAGAACACTGGTGTTGACATTCTGTTCCTAGCTAAAGATGGCTTGCGTTCACTAGGTCGTTTGATTCAAGAGAAGTCACAGCCAATGCGTGACTTGTCAAAGAACATACGTGATGAGTTGGTACGTTCTGTTCTAAACTCTGATCCAACAGAAGTAAAGAGTGTCTACTCAGCATCAGAAGCATTTTACTTGTTACTGATCCCTGAATACCAACGTATCTACTGTTTTGATACACGCTCTATGCTACAGGATGGGTCAGCACGTGTAACGGTATGGGATAACCAAGTACAGACAAACATGATTGAAGCTAACAATACACTGTACTTTACTGGTATTGATGGTATGTCACGTTACTACGGGTACAGTGATAACGGTAGTAGTTACACGATCAAGTATTATACCAACTACTTTGACTTTGGTGATTCGACTAAACAGAAGTTCTTGAAGCGTCTGTCTACCACATTGATTGGTGGTTCTGGTCAGGACATCGTACTTAAAGTTGGTTATGACTATGACGACAGCTACCGTTCATTTCCTATTGAGATTGCCACACAGTCTAACGCTGAGTATGGCGTAGCAGAGTACAACACAACTGCTGAGTACACAGTTGGTACATTGTCAGACACAGTACGTGCTCCTGTCGGTGGATCAGGCGGTGTATTACAGGTAGGGTTTGAAGCAACGATTAACGGAAGTCAGCTATCTATTCAGAAGCTAGACATCTACACTAAAGAAGGACGGGTATACTAATGTCTAACTACACTAAACTAACTGACTTTGCATCGAAGGATACTCTTCCTTCAGGCAATGCTGCAAAGATTGTCAAGGGTACAGAGATTGACGATGAGTTTGAGGCCATTGAAACGGCTATAGCAACTAAGGCGAATACAGACTCTCCTGCTCTATCAGGAACTCCTACGGCTCCTACAGCAGTCGCAGGCACTGCTACCACGCAGTTAGCTACTACAGCGTTTGTACAGACTGCTGCAGCGAATGCAGTATCCTCTGGTATCAATAACCCTGCAGCCGACATTGTTATTAACTCTGTTGAGATGGGTAACTGGACGTTTGAAGACGATGGTGCATTAGTACTTAACATTGCATACAACGGGACAAACATCTTTAAACTAGACAACGCAGGTAACTTAACGGTTACTGGTAACATCACAGCATACGGTACAATGTAATGACTTTACAAGCATCTGGAGCAATTAGCTTAGGCGACATCCAGACTGAGTTTGGAGGGTCTAATCCTATTGGGTTAAATGAATACTATCGTAATGGCCCGTATGTATCAGGTACACAGGAAATAGTCGGAACTGCTTCCAATGTCTCTTACACAAGATCATTAAACGGCACAACTGGATGGGATGGTGGCGGTGTATTCTGGCGCTACTACGAAAACGGAAACGGTATCCTACCCACACAGATTAACAATGCCGCGTGGTTCTACGCCCATCGTTTCTGGACTGATCAAGCATGGACTTCTGGCACAGGTTGGTGTGATAGTACATTCACATTGGATCAAGCTGGTGAGTACACTGTAAAAGAAATAGGCTACAACACAGGAGCTACACGATCTACTACTGTTTATGTCGATGGACAGCAAATAGCTCAGTTTGGCAATGGAGGTAGTCATACGTTCACTCTTTCTGGGCCAGCTACTATTCGCATTTATGCCAGCATGAATACTATCGGCAACTACAATGCTCACGAAATCCGTGTGACAAGTAGTACAGGTGATAACCGAGATCTATCTACTGGTGCTAACGAAGAGATTCCTCAGTCTGGTCCTATTGCTATTTCTAACTTCTACAATAGAACAAGTGAATACTATGTTGATTACACTGCGGCAGAGATAAGTGATTACTCTACCAGTGTGACGTGGGGCGACCGTACTTGGATAGGTGTTACAGAAACATACACTGGGTCTTGGCCTTTCCACGGTTACTGTCTCACTGGTGTTGATCAGATTCTTTACTACCGTGCCTTTGAGAAAGGTCCAGTTGATCTGAGGTTTACGAATAAGTACTCAGGGACGTACCGCTTTACTGTTAGTAATAGCACTGCTTACGGTAGTATAGGAAACACGACACAGAAGATATATCAAGATGGTGTACTGAAGGGAACTAACGTGTGTTCTTTTGGTGGCTCATCTACACTTGATGTTTACCTTGAAGTAGGTACTGAAATTAGGATTACAAGTGAATCAGATAATGGCCACTACTACAATGTACAGGCCGGTAGTATGACCGTAGCCCCTAGTCAGGGCGATGGTTTGCGTACTTTTACAAGTTAATTAGAGGAATACATAATGGATTTGGGAATGGGATTGCTTGCAGGTGGTCTTGGCTTAATTGGTCAGTCATCTGCTAACAAAGCAGCAAAACAAGCAGCAGCATCTCAGCTAGAAGCAGCTAAGATTGCAGCAGACGCAGCAGCATTTAAACCATACAGTGTTACAACTGGTCTAGGTACATCGTACTTTGATGCTGATGCTAAAACAGCAGGATACGAACTAGACCCTGCTCTAGCTGCATGGCGTGACCAGATGATGACTATGGGTGCACAAGCATTACCACAGTCTATGGACACTACAGCTAATGCACAGCAGTACTACGATGAGATGCAAGCTATGATGGCTCCTTCTCGTCAGCAAGAAAACCTAGCAATGCAACAGGACTTGTTTGGCTCTGGTCGTCTAGGTATGCGTATGGCTGGTGCTGGCGCAGGTGCAGGTACTGGCATGGTACAGCCTGACGTCTTTGGCCTTAACCAAGCACGTTCACAAGCTGATCAGGCTCTAGCTCAACAGGCTCGTGCACAAGCACAGACAGAACTTGATCAGTCTATCGCTCGTGGTACTGGTCTGTTCCAGACTGGTGTCGGTATCGAACAGCTTGGTCTTACTCCTCTTGAACTTGGCGGTACATTTGGTGGTTATGGTAGCTCAGCAGGCAGTGCACAGGCTAACGCTCTATTACAAGGTGGGCTAGGCGCAGCTCAGGCTAACTTAGCAGCAGGTCTAGGCTCTAGTAACATGATGGGTCAGCTTGGTCTTGGCCTGATGCAGTACAATAAGTAAGGGTGAGATATAATGGCTAATACAATTGCAGGGATGTTTGCAGACCCTAACTCTTTTCGTGATGAGCGTATTAATGATTTGATGAAACAACGTCAAGCCATCTCTAACATGGGTGGCTCTATGTCTGATCTTCTTGGTCAGGTTGCTGCAGGTGGTGGCGCTACTGGTGCTATGATGGCTGAAGGACTAGGCGGTATGTTTGGTCTTAAGACTCGTGAAGAAGCTAAAGCTCAGGACATTAAAAACCTATTTGATGAAACTGTAGCAATGAGCGATGGGGAGTTTAGTTTAGATACTCCTGAAAACTTAACTTACTTTGCTAAAAAACTAAACGATTTGGGCTATTCAAAAGAAGCTATGCAAATGCTTGAAGCTGCTCAGAAACGTAGAGAAGAAGGCTTACAGAAACGCTTGACTGAGGCTAAGGTTAGGGTTGCAGAAGAAGGTCAGTTTAAACCTGTTATTATTGGTTCAACTACGGACGCTATGGGCAATACTGTGTCAGTTCGTAAACTGTACAATGAAGTTACTGGTGAATTCCGTAACCTTGACGGTACACCTTACTCTCCTAATCAGCCTGCAGGACAAGGCGGTGGCGGTACTATAGATAAAGCTGCTATTGCTAAAAATGTAGAGGCATACTTAAAAGGATTAGAGAAGCAGCGCATTCAAGGCGAGAACGAAACTAATCCTTTTGCAATCCAAGATAAGTAAGGGGCTATCATGCCAATTATAAATCATCCTATTGCAGGTCAAGTTCCAGTTCCCGATGAGTTGTTTGTCGGGGACGATCAAGCTGAAATCAACACCCGTGTAAATAACTACTTAGCGGATGTAGTAGCTGAAGCTGTTCAGGAACAGGGCATTGAACTACCTGCATTCAGTGAATCAGCTAAGCGCATAGGTTCTGAAACTATTCGTGGTATGGCTGAAGCTGTATCTGATCAGCGCACAACTACGCTTGAGCAAGACTTCATGAACCTTGTCTATCAACGTACTAATCCATACGCTTCTTTCTTTGGCGGTTTAGCAGGTGGTGCAGGTGATCCAACCAACGTACTGCCTACGCCTTTCTCAAAAATTAAGATGCTGAAGAAAGTGTTCGGTCCGTTGCTTGACAGTAAAAGTTACTTATGGGAAGCCATTAAGAAAGACACTGCTGTAGGTGCTTTGTTCGGTGCACTAGCTCCTGAGCGTGAAGACTACGGTGAGAGTACACTTGATAACATTATGTACAGTGCTCTTGGTAGTGGTGGCTTTGGTGCTCTTCGTGGTACGTTAGGTAAACTTGCAGGTGCAAAGACTGACACAGAGATTCAAGCTATTCTTGATGAGATGAAGTCATCAGAACTACAAGCATTGAATGAAGTATTAGATACGGCAGGTCGAACCTTAACTGAAACTGAACGTAAAGCTGCTGACGTACAAGGTATTAAAGATATTGGTAATGAGTTGGAGTTGGAAAGGATTCGTCAGGTAGGCGATGACTTTGCTGCTGAACGTCAAATCCAAGAAGCTAAAGATGCTGATGTACAGTCTATTAAAGATGTAGGCAAAGAGTTAGAGTTAGAACGAATCCGTAAAGTAGGGGATGAGTTTGCTGAAGCACGTAAGGTTGAGCAGGTAGATGAGGTTAAAGCTCGTGTACGTGAAGAGAAGATTGCTGAGCTAAACGCTAGGTTAAAGTCTACGTTTGGTGAGAGTCTTGGCGAATCAATGGAAGACTTGAACAAGCGCCTTAAATCTTTACGTAATAAGATGTACGCCACTAATGCAGAAATCAAAAAGATTATGCAGGGTGAGAAGAAAGCATCAGCAGAGCGCATCAAGACCCTTGAGACTAGACGTGCTACTCTAGCTGAAGATGTTGACCAACTGACAACTAAGCGTGACGTGTACAATGATCGTCGTCTAGCAGCTAAAGAGTTGGTTCAGGTTAAGAAGGGTAAGGTTACTGCTGATATGGCAGCTCGTGAGAAAGAGTTGCTAGGCGAACTAGAAGTCCCCCTAACGCCTCGTAAAGAAGAACCAGTAGTACCACAGCAAGTATCTGCTAAACAGCCTGTAGAGCAGCCTACAGTAGCTCCTAAGCAGGAGTCTAGCACTGAGGCGTTGGGTCAGATGGGTGGTCGAATGGGTTCGGCTATTTCTGATAATCTTAAATCACGCTTGTGGGCTGAGTACACAGGGCAAGCTACGGCTGTTGATGCTAATGTAAAACAAATACGTGAACAGAATCCTAATCTTGATCCTGATCAGCTATTTGATGTTCTTGAAGGAAAGCCTGTATCGCTACGTCCTGATCAACAGTCTACACTAGAGAGTCTACAACAACCTGCATTCACAGATAAGTCTGTAGGTTCTGCACGTCCTAACATTCTTGCTCAGCCTACCTCTGCTGCTGATGCTGCTACATTAGACTTACGTACCAAAGAAGCACGTAACTTAGGTGATCCTAAGCCATCTAATGTTAAGTCACGTGCAGAGATGACTCAACGTCAGGCTAAACAGCAAGCGTTCATGGAGAAGCAGGATGATAATATATTCAATGCGGATGACGTAGAGGGTAACTTTACCTTCAAGAATATGTTGGATGCTGCTGAAGATAAGCAACGCTTTGTAGAAGCTGAGATTGATGAAGGTAACTACAAGGATGCTGCTGCTTGGTTGGCTGATGAATTTGAGAACAGTAGTGGTATAATGAGTCCGGCTAACAAAATTGTTGCGTCACGTATTTATGCTATAGCTTCTGACAACTTGATTAAACTTCAGGATGTTTTCAGACGTATGGAGAAGAGTGGCAGGGCAACAGCTAAGGACATTGAAGTGTTAGGTGAGATGCAAGAAGATTCTCAGCTACGTAAAGCAATGGACGTTATGCGTAACCTTGAGCGTATTGAAGCACAGGACAAAAAGAATACATCTGCTGCGTTGAATGCGTTTAAACTTGCTAACAAAATGAAGAAGGCTCAGATGCAACAGTTGGCACGTGCACGTACAATAAGTAAACTTTACTTTGGAGTTGAATGCTAATGGCTATACTAACAGAAGCCTGTCAGGTTGCATTAGAGAAGATTAAAAATGCCGTGAATATGGTGTTACCTTCTGTTGATCCTGCAAGAAAGGCTGATTTAATTGATGCTCAGATGGGTAAGATGGGAGCCCCTAAGCCAAGTGTCATGGATAAGGCTGTAAGCTACAGCATTAACAGTATGCTTTCTGGGCTTGGTACTCCTGTTGCCAACGCTGCGTCCGTACTGTTCAAAGCATTCCAGACCCCTATCAATGACCTGATTGAGGTAGGGATTCGTAAGCGTAAAGGTGAAGATGTAGCATACACTGATATTCTTCATGGCTACAAGTCAGCAGTGGAGAACTTCAAGACTGCTATCTTCATGATGAAGCAAGGCTTTGATAGTGGCTATCCTCTTGACTACAACGCTACGATTGGTGATATTGCTATACGCCTTAACGTCAGTGACAAGGTAGCCCGTCAGAAAGTAGTGGACCTTATCCTGACTAACAAAGCTCAGGCCATCTCTGATGCTACAGGTCGTAAGGTAAGCGATGTACGTAAAGAGTTAGATGATCAGAATATAACGGCAACTGATGATGAGATTGCTGCTTATATTAATGATAGCTATGACGTAATGCGTAACGTATTTACTGGGCCTATCACTAAGTACATACAAGTACCTACTAAAGTTACTGTAGCAATCGATGAGTTCGGTAAGAGTTTATTCCGTACCTACAAGATTGGTCAGATGGCTAGTAAGTTGGCACGTAATGAAGCTAAAGAAGGTAAGGGTGATTACGAAGAGTTGTATCAGAAGTACATGAATGACTTGATGGAAGATTCATGGAAGGGTGATGCAAAGCAAGTATTGGCTACGTTGGAGGCTAAGCTAGGTAAGACGTTTGGTGGGGACATCGGTGACATTCAGCCATACGAATCTGTAAAAGAGTATGCGTTACGTGAAATGTTTCAGGAGCGTCTAACTGGCCTACCTCTACAGGCACATGACACAGTTAAGAAACACCCTGTCATGCGTCTATTCGTACCATTCATGAAGACCCCATGGAACATCAGTAAGGAAGCATTCAGTTACTTCCCTGCTGCTGCGCCTATTCTCAAGAAAGTTCTTGGTCCTAAGATGAAGCAAGGTACTGAGATTCCTGACCTGACTAAACGTGGTGCATACTACGACTTGTCATGGGAACAGATGCAAGCACGTCAGATGATTGGCTTTACATACTTCGCAGGTATTATGGCTATGGCTGACAGTGACAGCATCACTGGATCAGCACGTAATCCACAAGAACGTGAAGCATGGAAGGATGCAGGTATTCCAGAACGTGCCATTAAGATCGGTGATACATGGTATGAATATGGTAGGGTTGAACCAATCGCTACTGTAATGCAGTTAGCTGTTGAGTTAAAGCGTACAGGCGCTGAATACTTTGACAATCCTAATCCTGATAAGTCAGCACTTGAGGCACTACAGGTGGGAATGTTAGGCATGAAGACTGCTGTCATGGATAAGACATTCATGAAAAACTTCCACGATATGATGGCAGCTGCGCTTGAGTTAGATATTGAGCAGACTGCTACTATCGCAGCACGTCAGGCTACTCCTGCACTAGGTGCTCAGATTGCTCGGCTAACAGATGACAAGGAACGTCAAGCTACTAATATAGGTGAGAAGATACAACAGCGTATTCCTGGTCTTCGTAACCTACTTCCAGAAGAGTATGGACTGTACGGTAGTGCACGTGAAGGTGGCACTATGAAGGAACTTACCAGTGTAGGTGTCACTGACGATACTCAGCGTACACCATTGCAACGTGCTATCTATGACTTAGGTATTACGAAAGTTAGACCGAGTGATAAGCTGCGTGGTGTTGGGTTAACTGGTGAACAATTATCAGCATACCGTAAGCAAGTAGCAGAAACCATTACAGCTCCATTGGAAAGATTTGTACAGGCTGAAGGGTTCCAACGTCTACCTAAAGCCAGACAGAAAGTGGCATTGGAGAAACGCATCAATAGCTTAAAACGTAAGGCAATGAAGCGTTACTTCTACCAGTTACGTAGTCAAGACCCAGAGGTGGCGCGTAAGTTCTACAATAGTGAAATGATTAAGAAGGGTCTAGTCGATAGACTTGAGGAGTAAGCATGGCAACTAAGAAAAAGGATAGCAGACTTGAAAGAGCAGGCGTCTCAGGCTACAACAAACCAAAGCGTACACCGAATCACCCAACCAAGTCACACGTTGTGGTGGCGAAGGAAGGTGATCAGGTCAAGACCATCCGCTTCGGTGAGCAAGGAGCCAAGACAGCAGGTAAGCCTAAGGCAGGAGAGTCTGAGAAGATGAAGAAGAAGCGAGCCTCATTCAAGGCCCGTCATTCTAAGAACATCAAGAAAGGTAAGATGAGTGCTGCTTACTGGGCAGACAAGGTGAAGTGGTGACAGGTAAACTGTCGAGCTAGTCCATTTCACTAGGAGGTGTAAGAGATACGGTGATGTTTCCTTTGGCTACGTCATAGCAAGCGTCACCGTATCCCTGTTCATATCCAGACGCTTCCGCTTTATTCCACGTCAAGTACAATCCCAATCCAAACACAGCCCCAATAATAAAAACTGCTTCATACGTTAACTGAATCAATGTAAATCCTCCTTGTTAGCCGGACGTGATGTCATCATGCTGTCTGTCATTAGGTAGGTTGCATGCTGTAAGAACATGACGTATTCATTCATCAAGGCTAGTAGTTCAGCAGGGTCTTGGCATGTTTCTAGTTCTTCTAGGAATGTATCGCTACTGTCCTTCATGCTGCCGTACAGTTCTGTTAGTACAATGTCGAAGCTAGTGTAGTCGCTCATCGTTTGTTCCTGTGTTTATTAATCCAGTATCCATAACCCCACTTGTTGCTAGGGTATGTTTTAAGCCGTCCAGAGATCAGCTTAGTTCGTTTACGATTCAGATTTGTTACAATGTGAGTTATCTGATACTTCATAGGCTTGAATGCCCCACCAGCCTTCAGCTTCCAGTAGAACTTAGACATCCGTTCAATCCTTCTGATACAGATGATGGCAGTCCATCTTGTGTTGACCATTTGGCAACCTACATTGAGGGCAGATGTCGTACAGTCTATACATACGTTGGATACCCTCTTGTATTCCTGCTTCGTATGCGTCTTTAGCTTTACTATACCTTGACCTAACATCTGATCTTCGCATGATTATGTCAGCCTTCCACCATTCTTCAAATGTCATCCTTCTTCTCCATGTATTCCCTAAAGACTTGCTCAGGCGTGACACCAGTAGCACCTGCAATGATAGACCAGAGGATGCCTTGCTGTGTCATGATGATACGTTCTTGTTCTGTTAGGTCGAAGGTGTACGTAGCACTACCGTCTTCGTGTTCTATTTCATCTATAACTTTCATTTGTCTCTCACATTCTGCTTAATTTGATTGACAACGTAGTGTGCCATATTCTGCTCATAATGTGCCATATTGTGCCATAATGAGTAGTATTCTGCACCTTATAAGTCTTCGTAATGTGTACGGACATAATGCTTGCACATAGAATATGAACCAGTGAAGACAGCTACACCATTGTGCATAACCTTATAGGTGAAGCCGTCTACACGTGTGATGATCATAGCTTACAAGCACCACCTGCACAGCCATCATCTTCATCAAACTCTACTTCGGCTAGTTCCATGATCTCTAGCTCATTAGCAATAGCGTCCATCAGTTCAGCTTCTCCGCCCTTCTCTTCAAGTGCTTCAAAGATTACAATCAAATCTTCTTTACTAAAGTTGATCACCAGTCTTACCCTCTATTAATACTGACTTCTGTTTCGGTTTAAGTGTCCACTTGTTATAGTGTTTGCAGTCAGGACACATCCTCTTATCAATGGAGGACAGCAGGATCATAGACCCTACATATCCGCACTTAGTACATCGTGAGTTGTTCATGCAGCATCGCTGTCTTTAACGAATACCCCATCAACCATCTTACCTGTACGCTTAGCGATCACACCGTATGCCTGACACAATGACTCATAGGCTGAGATGCCTTGTAGATGAGCCAGAATAATCAACACCACTTGCATATCACCAATAGCATCAATGATCTCTGCACGGTTATCAGCAGCAATAGCATCAACCAGTTCGTTGTGCTCTTCAGCCAACTTGTCTAGCTGTCCTGCGATAGTACCTGCTGCAAGGATGCCACGATCCTGTGCCCAACCCAATACCAACTGTTCCATATTAATACTCATCTTCTTTTCCTTGTTCGTACTCAGCATCGTCACTGAACACATCGTCTAATTCTAAGTCTTCCTCAAGGTAGTCACGTTTGTCTTCAACTACATCTTGGAAACGGTCTACGATCTGACCGCTGTTAATCTCAAGAACTTCCAATAGAAGCACTTCATCTAATTGTTTTAATCTATCACAAAGTTCTAAGAATGTCATACGTGATCAAGCATCTTAGCAAGGTAATGGTGCGCCTTCTCTAAGTCTTGCTTGCCTCCCTTCTCCTGCCAACGTGACATGTACTTGATGATGTTGCCCCATAGGTAGCCAGTGAACTGTTCCTCAGTCATGATGGCTTCCATGTATTCCCATGGTTGAATCTCTTTCTGATAGTGATCACCGCCTATCTGCGTGTAGTCAGGGAAGAATGCAGGATCATCCACGATGTCTTCAAATGCGTCCTTCTCTACGTACTTCTCTGTGTAAGGGAACTTAGCCATACTTCCTCCGTAGGGATTCTATGCTGATTGGTTGTTCATGGAATGCACCGTCATTAACATCATGGAACATCCAGATGCCTGACCAACTGCCGTTAGTTTGTGGGGTTAGGTAGTCTTCATCATGTACGTAGAAGATACCTGCAAACAATCCAGTGACATGACTACCATCTGCTTTACGTGCATAGGCAATCTCTCTGTCTTGTACGTGTCCCATCACACAGGACATCATCTTCTTTTGAATCAGTAGCTTTGCGCTGCTTACGGGTCTGCCCATAACTCCACTAGTAAAGTAATGGCTATAACAAATCCCATCAACAACCACAGGTGCAAGAAAGTCATGTGTCTCCCAACCTAGCTTATCTAGCTGTAAGTCCTTGTACCCGATCAGTCCTTCTAGCTTAGCATCAGATTCAATAGCACGTTCAATACGCTGTTCATGATTACCGATGATAAACACAAGACGTGGGTTCCAACGCTTCTTCTTGTTAAGTCGTAGGCGCTGCTGCTCAGCACGGATAGGAGCTAGGAATGCTGCCATCCCTTTCAGTCCTGCCTGTATGTCATCAGCATAACGTCTACCCTCAAAACTCTTTTTGCCTACATCGTAGACAGACAGAGAAGGCATGTCCCAATGATCACCAAGGTGTATGATTACATCAGGCTTCTTCTCAGCAGCATACTCTCCTGCCCATCGCAGGTGATCTACACTGCCGTTAGGTTTAACCTGAGTATCAGGAATTACCATGTGCTTCATTTCTTCTTACGCTCCTCTGCTGTCTTAGCCTTATGGCAAGGCTTACATAGCACTTGAAGGTTGTCTTTCTCACAGAACAGATTAGATACAAAAGAAGGAAGATCATCGTAGCACTTCAGTGACCCTGCCGGTTTGATGTGATCTACTTGAACTTCCTTCGCTTTGAACCAGTCTTTACATGAGGCGCATTGGTGTTCGTACTTATGACGCTGACCACTAACAATCCTCTTTGCTTCCTGCAATACTTGATACTTGACAGGGTAGCGAGAGAACGCTCCACGTAATGCTGTACGTATGAACTGAAAATACCTAGACTCTGTCCAAGTATCTCCTGCTCTACATTTTACTCCACGCTTTGGGGCTTGCATGTGAATGTAACATCTCCATTCTCTCCACCATGGATGGTGAATGTAATTGAGTTTACAAAGCCAACACGATCATCATGCAGGAATGATGCAAAGTCTTTCAACACATCATCTAAGAACATGCTTCTTGCTTTGTACACGGTGGAGTCATCTCCGTTGTCGTGTTCGTAGAAGAAACTGTACTTGAAGATGTTGCCTTCGTTGGTGGGTTCCATAGTTCATTCTCCTGTCGTCTAAGGTAGAGGAGTCGCCCATTCTCTACTGCTCTATCATAACCAAGGTGCTCGACACAGATTGAAAACATTTGTTCTTCGTCCCCCTCTGCTAAGGTTAAAAGTTTATTTGCTTTCACAGGGCCGATGCCTTTGACACCGACAATGTTATCTATCCGATCACCAGTTAAGAATTGCATGTAGAAATTGAGCAACCCCTCTTCAGCAGTGACGTAGTATAAGTCATCCTTAACAAAGTTATAGTGCCAACCCTGTACCTGATCAAAGTCTTTGTCAAGGCTCACTATAATACCATCGTCACCTAGCGTTGTTGCTCTGATAGAGATGGAGTCGTCTGCTTCCTGTCCCTCTGCCATGTCTGCTGCCCATTCCTCAACTAGGTGGGTTCGCAGTGCTTGCAGGTGAACAGGCTTTTTAAGTTTAGCACGGTTGCCTTTATACGGAACTGTTACTGCGTAATCATTTCGGAAATTACCTTTCCCTGTAAGAAAGACTTCCCATTCTGTCACAGGCAACTTGAGTATAAGGTCGTCCATAAACTTGTCCATCGTCTTAGTGGCAACGCTTACGTCTTCATTGTCGCAAGCGAAGCCAATGCGATAGCAGAGCATGTCCCCGTCTATCAGAGCAATCTGCATTATAGAACTTCTTCTACATCATCTTCAGCAAGTTCATCCTTGTCGTAACGAACGTGCTCAGTGAGTTTGATTTTCTTAATGCTCAACCCTTTGTATGGTCCGAACTTATTCTTGCCTTCGTATAGAGTGAACAAGATGTCAGCACGTGAACCATTACCTACTTCTTCCTCAGTCAAATCACCGTCTTCGTCTAGTACAACGATTGGGTAGTTAGACTTAGCAGTGTAGTAAGTTCCCATCTCTGGTTGGTTTTCTTTTGTACGAACTTCCAAACCATTGTCTTCAAACCACTGGATGCGCTCAGGCGACAGGTTAGTTAGGTTGACTTGGTATTTGTTAGACATTGAGTTCGGAGTGTGAACTGATGCCCAGTAAAGTTCTACGTCTTGTAATTTTTTCATGTGTATTCTCCTTTGATTAGGTACAGCTAAATAGTACTGTATAGTTACAGTGCTTGTCAAGTATTATTTTTAGTGGGTTTCATACCAGTTGTTGCCGATCTTTGCTTCAGCGTCTACTGGTACACGGAAGTTCAAAGCCTTACCTGCAAGAGCAGCAGCCTGAACCATAAGTTGTGCAGCCCGCTCAGCTTGGTCTTCTCTAACCTCTAGCTGAATCTCATCGTGAACGAAGGCCACTTGTTTATATTCAATCTTGTTCTTCTTCAATAGCTTATGCGCCTCGACACACCACTGCTTAGCAATGACAGCTCCGGCTGACTGTAGCAGACTGTTCAATGCTGCATGATCAGAACGGATGATGATGCGTCTGCCGTCCAGTGCAGGGACATAACCCTTGGATGCAAACTTCTTCACCTTCTCCATCAGCTTGCGTATTGATGGCATGTTACGCATAAACTTATCTATAAGAACCTTCCCTTGGTTAGCTGATCCACCAACAATTGCCCCGATTTTGGCAGGTCCTGCTCCATAGAGGAGCGCGTAGATAAACGTCTTAGCTTGATCTCTAGTTTCCAAACCAGCAGCTTGCTGGTTAGCCGTATGTATATCACCTTCAAGTAGTTCATTGGTATACTTCTCATCTCTCATGTAGTGGGCAAGACAGCGTAACTCAATACCTGACAGGTCAGTACCAACTAGCTTGTAGCCTTCAGGTACAACCCAACACTGTCTACTCTCCTTGCCATACTCTGATTTAACACTAGTGATTTGTCCCATGTTGGGACTCTGATGTGTCATACGTCCTGTCACAGCACCGTTGCTTATGACACGTCCGTGTACACGTCCATCATCCTTGCAGTGATCCATCCAACTATCAAGCATACCAACACGTTTCTGTAGCATCAGGTACTCAGCAATGAGTTGTGCTTCAGGTCGGTTGATTCCTTTCAGTACGGATTCGTCAACGATGATGTTGCCCTTCTCTGTCTTCTTCTTGAACTCAACACCTAATGACTGTAGTCGCGAAGCTATCTGCTTACGTGAGCCTACGTTAAACTCTTCAACCTTATCCTTCAGGCGCTTACCTGTCTTCTCTGACCATCGTTCGTGGACAAGAGGAGGAAAGACTTCCTGTAGTTCAATGGTTATATCAAGCATACGTTGGCGCATCTCAGCTAACAGTTCAGAACATAAGCGTTGGTTGAGCATGAAGCCATTGCTCTCCTGCTGTGCCATGTACATAGCTACTCTGTGTTCCAGTTCTAGTGGTTGCTTAGGATTATCCCACTGCTTGAACTGTGTCTCAAGGAAGCCATGCAACTGAGCCAGTACTTCTACGTCACGTTTACAATACTCAATCATCTCATCAGTTAAGCCACCGTCAAAGTCTTCAGTATCGAAGTCCATCTTGTCATTGCCTAGTCGCTTGCCCCATGCCTTGAGTGAGTGACCACCCTCGATCTGTGGGTTCATTAGACGTGACATGACAAGAGTGTCAACAGCTTTACTAACAGGAATCTGTACATCCCAAACCTTACGTAGAACAGGAGCATCGAAGCCAATCAGATTATGAGCACATACTTGTTCACCCTTCAGGTACTGTTGCAATCCATCAGGCTTGGTCCACACTTTAGTTTCCCATCCTTTCATTGTGACTGCACACCATATCTTAGTATGTGCTAAGTTAGTTTCGATGTCTATATAAATCATGAGTGGTATGTATCCTTTCTAACACGGGTCTCAAAGAATCCTGTATGCTGTGGATGATCTTCTAAAAACTTACGTGCATAGTGGCTTATCCAACCATCGTCAATCTTGTAGTCACCTTCACCTGTGACCATAGTCTCCCATCGTACTCGGTGAAAGATTGCCTTAGCTGAATACTTTTTCTTAAACTGTGCAGCTTGCTTAGCAAACTTACAGAACTGTGAATAAATCTCTGGGTGCTCGGCATGAAACACTTCAAAGTTTTCTTTAGTCCATTTACCGTTCATTATAAGTCATCCTCATCTCTACGTTCAGTCATCCTACCAGTGTGGTGATTGTACAACAACCTACCTGCAGGACCAGTCACGCCACTGAATCGGTTCTTCAGTACACGTACATACGTTGTATTACGTTCTTCTACATCTTCAGCCTGACCATTACGCTCAAGACCAAGAACCATATCAGATAGTTGAGCAATAGCACCAGAACCACGGAGTTGTGCAAGGCTCGTAGCTGCTCCTTCTTCATGTCCTTTCCCATCAGGTCGTTTAAGGTGGGACACAACAATCAATGCAACACCAGTCTCCTGAACAAGCATACGTAGTCGTGTCATGATTTCGTCTATAGCCTTACGCTCATCTCCACTAGCTTGAGCACTGACCACAATAGAAATATGGTCCAAGAAAATGTAACCGCAGCCAAGGCCCTTAGCCAAGTAGCGAACTCGGTTGATAATGTTATCCACGCTAGTGCTACCAAAGTGATCAAACAAGTACAGGCGACCAGTGCCCAGTGTACGGTCAAAAGCATCTATCTTTTCCTCATCTGTTGCGTCACTGTCTGGGAGGTGCAATGGTTTGTTAGCTGCCAGTGACATGATTGATAGTGATGTCTTACGGACACCTTCTTCAAGGAACATCAAGCCGATGTTGTCATCCTCTGTCTTGTTCAAGATGTGCCACACCACTTCACGCAACACCTGACTTTTACCCAGACCAGAGCCTGCCGTGACAGTGACCAACTCACCTTTGCGTATGCCGTAGGTTAGCTTGTTAAGGTCAGCCCACGGATAGTCACAGTCACTAGGTGGGATAGGCTTCATCACCTCATCGAGTAGCGTGCTGCCTTGGATGATACCATCAGGTACATACTGCTCTGCTGCCCACCAAGCATCACTGAACTCTTTACCTGCACGCACACGTTGGTAATCACAGGCATCCTTCTTGCCTTGGACATGGCGCATCAGTCTAGCCTTTGCACCGAACAGTTCACTCACTTGGTTTGCTGCTTTCTGTCCTGCCTCATCAGCATCGAAACATATAACGATGTTGTCATAGGAAGATAGCCATTCATACTGTGCCTTACAATCCTTGAGTGCGCCACTAGCACCAGACTTGATGGACACGACAGGCCACTTAGAACCAAGCATCTGATAAGCAGCCAGTGCATCTAGTTCACCCTCTACTATCGTTACGAACTTGCCTCCTGCATTGAACAGTGACTGCCCGTATAACCCTGCCGTCTTCCAGTCACCCTCAACCCTGAAATCCTTGGTAGGGTAGCGGGTCTTGGTAGCGCAAATAGCTCCCTCGGTGTTGGTGTATCCGAAGATGATGTCCTCACCATCAACGAAACAGCGGTACTTCTCACATGTTTCACGGCTAATATTCCTGTCGGTTATTGTACGGTATTGCTTGTGCGTCAGCATATCGATGACGTTTGTATTTAGCGGAGTGCTCACTTGCATTCTCTCCTTTGGTTGATAGTTACCATCTACTTGCTTGCGTGTATCACATACAAAACATGTAGACCAACCATCAGTGTTGATTGATAGACCATCGCTACTGCCACAGTCTTCACAGGGTAGATGTGTCTTAGCCCACTCAGCCACGCTTCACCTCATACAAGGCACGATCAGCACGGTCCATCTTTAACAAGACGTGTTCGTATTTCTCAGCTATCAGTTGTAATTGAGTTAGGACATGTTGTTCACGGGGATGTTTCATCAGTGGCGTGACACCACGTAGAAATTCTAAGACACCGAACTGATCAAGGACATGAGCAGCATCACACAGCGTGTAATGTTTATGTGCCTCATAGTAATCATAATCATCGAAGTCTTGCTGTTCTAAACAGAACTGTTTAGATGGAGTTGTATCTATATAGCTCATCTCAGTTATCCTTTTTGTTTATCATTAATAATGATATTTGTTGTTGGTAACTTCGCTCTATATAGTAGAGCAGATTTTACCATAAAAGTTATTAAACATCAAGTAGGTTATCGTACTTCCACGAATCTTCTGTCGTGTCAAAGTATTGTAGGTCATTATCATCAGCTAAATCCATTCGATCTAGTGTCGTGATACCTGCTCCTGCTATACAAGCGTTGCACATATCAAGATGTTCTAATGTATTAGCATCCTTTCTTGTTGCTTCAAAGTCTGATAGTTCAGCGTTACAAGTTATACAGTGCATCAGTTCCATGCCTCCACTTGTTCAAATATCTTTCCTGCTTCCTGTTCGGAGATGTCCTCTCCATGCAGTGAAGCTACCCAACCAACACCACATAGTTGATGTTGTGGTACAGAGTCTATCACCTTCTTGTGTTCCTTCTCAAGCACATCAACCAAGTCTTCGTGGTAGTAGCGAGACGGGGTAAAGATTTGTTCACCCTTGAAGTACTCATCTACTAGTGTTCTGCCAAATGCAGCAATAAACACTGACCATTTGTGTGGTCGTGAAGCTGATGCAATCATGAGATCGTTAGGCTTGATGATGTACTCACCCTTCCTATCGTAGAAGACACACCCCTTCAGGCTGTCTGTGTATACAATGTATACATTCTTCATGACGTGATCTGCTACACGTGTTAGCTGTTTAACCTTGTTGTATTTCTTTCTCACCTTAGCCATCACTCTTCCTCAGCTTATTCAGTTCTCTTTTGAAATACTTTACTGCTTCTTTTAGAGTAGCTTGTTTTTCAAATTGAAAGTATAAGTTAACTCCATCAACTTCTAGTACAGCATCTTGTTCCGCATAGTCTACATCATCAATAATGTAGTCTCTCATCTCTGCACTGGCTTGCATATAGGCGGATTGCCAAGCGTCTCTAGCGGCATCTTTAGGTTCTTTGTGTATCACGCTTGCGCCTGACACGTTCCACCATTCTTCAAAGTTCATAATCACCACCTCTTGCTTAGCCACTCAAGGGACATACCGTCACCAGTCATACTGTCAGGAACCTTAGACAAGGGGTTCTTCAACCTGTCCTTGTCCCTGCTCAGCTTCTTACCTCTGATTCTATTGAACCTAGCCTTCATGTCAATGCCCATGCTGACACCACGTTGATTGACTGTTGATCGTGCCATACCAATCTCTGTTGATATTGCGTCGACACTCAGATCAGTCTCCTCTAGTAGATGTCTCAGCCTGTCTAGCATCTCTGGTGTTACAACTAATTTACCCATAACTACGCCTCATCATCACACAGTTTAGTGAATATAAAGATTAGGATTGGGGTTGTGACTAGCCAGAACACAAACCCCTCGCTGTTAAATATTGTAAAGTCCATAATTTATTTCCATACATCGTACAGCAAACCGCTGTGTCTATTCTTAACTGCGACCTGTAAGAAGTCGTCACCGAATGATACAACACTCCGTGCACTAGCGTCTAGCAATGCCATCTTACCGCCTTCCCATTCCCAGTTAGGCTGACCCTTGTACACAAATGTCTTGTACTTGTAGGGATTGTACGTCACCTCAGCACATGCGTCAGTCAGATCAATACCCTCTATGCCTTGCCAATCAGGTTCCCACTCACCCACGACACCTGCATGCACATTCTTCCTACGCTCCTGTAAGACTCTCTGACGGCCTTTCTCGCTAACCTTTGGGGTAGGGTTAACCAATGTTAAAACGTCCCTGTGAGCGATTACACGGCCCTTGTCGTCACCCTCCAGTGCCTTCACCGACCACAGCTTCTTATGTAGGTTGAAATATACGAACACTCTCATGTTACACCCCCAATTCTTCTAGTAGTTTGATGGCCTGATCAATCTTATCAATCTCACTCATCAGCTCAGCACGTTTCGCCTTCAGTGTTGCCACTGCACCAGTGTGTTGTTTACGTGACGCTGACACAGCCACCTTCGCAGCATAGCCATGCTGTTTGAAGTTACGTCTCCACTTACAGAACATAACCTGACCCAGTGACAGCTCCTTCAGGATGTGCGATTGTGTAACACCCATCGATTTACTCTCGACTAATTCCACGACACGTTGGCGGAATTCGTTGGTGTACTGCACACGCCCATCAGTTCCACGTGGGAAAGTTGCTTTAAGAGTTTTAAGTTCGTTTAGTTGTGTAGTTAGTTTAGTCATTTTAGTATTCCTCAAATTAAATATCGTAGTTCATGTCTAGC